ACAGATGGCGCGCAGACAGCGGCCGCCATGCTGCTCTACGCAGTCGATGCCTCTGGCGCAGATGGTACCGGCATTGTCATCGCGCGCGGCCCCGCCATCGTCTCCAAAGCCGCCCTCGTCTTTGACAGCACCGTGGATGACGGGGCCAAAACCACCACCAAACACGGCCAGCTCGCAGCACTTGGCATCATTCCGCGCGATACCGCCTGATCTATCCGGGCGCGCCACTAAGCGATCGCTTCACCTTCCCTAGCCCTCATTCCCCCGGAGTTCTCACATGACCATCACCCGTAATCCCTTTGACGCGGGCGGCTATTCGCTCGCCGAGATGACGCAGGCGATCAATATCCTGCCCAACCTCTACACCCGGCTCGGCCAGATCGGCTTGTTCCGCTTTGAAGGCGTCACGCAGCGCTCGATTGTCATCGAGCAGCGCGAAGGGGTGTTGAGCCTTCTGCCTTCCGTCCCGCTGGGCGCGCCCGCCACCGTCGGCAACCGTGAGGCGCGCTCGATGCGCTCCTTTGCCCTTCCTTGGATCCCGCATGACGATGTGATCCTGCCTGCTGATGTCCAGGGCATGCCAGCGCTGGGCCTCTCGGATGCTGCCGATCCGCTGGTCGAGGTGATGAACCGCAAACTCACCCTTATGCGCCGCAAACATGCCCAGACCCGTGAATATATGGAGATGAATGCCCTGCGCGGAATCGTGAAAGACGGCGCGGGCGCCACGCTTTACAACTACTTTACCGAGTTCGGCCTTGAGAAGATCTCGATCGACTTTGTCTTTGGCACCGCTAGCACAAACGTGCAGGGCAAAGTCCGCAGCGTGCTGCGCGCGATGGAAGACAGTCTGCTGGGCGAGACCATGACCACCGCGCATGCGCTGGTCAGCTCCGAATTCTTCGACAAGCTGATCAGCCACCCCAAGACCGAAGAAGCCTATAAGTTCTTCTCGGCCACCGGCGGCCAGCCGCTGCGCGAGGACATGCGCCGAGCCTTTCCTTTTGCTGGCATTCTCTTTGAGGAATATAACGGCTCGGTCACGCTCTCCGGCGGTGCTTCTGAGCGGTTAATCCCCACAGGCGAAGGCATCGCGTTCCCCTTGGGTACTTTCGATACCTTCACCACCTATGGCGGGCCTGCCAACCTGCTCGAGACCGCCAACACCTTCGGCCTGCCGCTCTATGCCCGCCAGATGATGGATACCAAGGGGCGCTGGATTGATCTGATGACCGAAAGCTCGATCCTACCGGTCAACAAGCGGCCTCGCATGGCGATCCGGCTCTTTAGTGCAAACTGAGGCGCCGCATGACCTCCGCCTTCGCTATCGCAATCGACGGGATCTTCCGCGATCCGCACATCGCCCGGGACGCGGTCTATATCGCCCAAGGCGGCACTCAGATCCTCATCCGTGTGGTCACACGCCGCGCGGATGAGATCACCGAGTTTGGCAGCGCCAGGCTTTGGTCAGACAGCACGCGCATTGACCTGCGCGTCGCCGAAGTTCCAAACCCGCGGCCGGGCGACCGGATCGAGATTGACGCGGAGGCCTTCCTTATTCAGGGCGAGCCCGTGCGCGACCGCGAGCGGCTTGTCTGGACCGTAGATTTGAGACCTGCATGAAACTCGACATTACCATCTCCCCCAACCTGGCCGCGATTATGGCAGCGGAAATCAAGGCTGGAGAAAAGGCGGTCACAGCCGCGATGCGTGCGGCCGGGGCACAGCTTAAATCCGACTGGCGCGGGCAGATTACGCAAGCGGGGCTGGGACGGCGGCTCGGCAATTCGATCCGCAGCGAGACCTATCCGAAGGTTGGTGAGAGCCTCGATGCTGCAGCGCTTGTGTGGTCAAAAGCGCCCGTTATCATCGGTGCCCATGACACCGGGCCCCTGATCCGGTCCAAGAATGGCTTTTGGCTGGCGATCCCGACAGAAGCTGCAGGCAAAGGCGCGCGCGGCGACCGGATCACACCCGGCGAATGGGAACGACGGCGTGGGCTCAGGCTGCGGTTTGTCTATCGCAGGCGGGGACCGAGCCTGCTCGTGGCAGAAGGGCGGCTGAACACGAAAGGCAGTGCCGTTGCAAGCAAATCCAAGACTGGGCGTGGGGTCACAACCGTGCCGATTTTTCTGCTGGTGCCGCAAGTAAAACTGCGCAAGCGGCTTGATCTGGCGCGGGACGCGAAGGCTGCGCAAGAGAGGATACCTGGGACGATTGTGGCAAATTGGTTGGAGGGGAAGCTATGAGCCACACGGCTGTTCACGGCGCCCCCAGAAATGAAGCACGGACATCGGACATCGGGATAAAGACACGATGCGGATTGCCAGGGTCCTCCAACGGCCGGAACCCAAGATCCGCGTAAAATGACCAGCGTCGATCAAAATGAGCATCGTTAAAGACATCCAAAACAATGGCTGCCGCCCCCATCTGCTCAGCAATGCCAAGGCAACGTTGCATGGCATTTATGAGCAGAGCGCGGCCAAGGCCCCTGCCTTGCTGATCCTGACGCACGGCCACAGCACGGATATAGATGACCGGAATATCGGGAATGCTCCCGCGTTGCCATTTCCTGGGGCCAAGGTCAGCCCGAACAGCCAATGCGCCAAGCGTGTAAAACCCAAGGACCGAAGGATCACCGTCAGCTGTCGTCAGATATGCAGCCACCATGCCGTTCTTGACATGATCCGAAAGAGACGATTTGAGAAAGTCATCAATGGCGCCATGACCGCAAGAAAAGGCGCTTCTGTCATGAAGCGCCTTGTCAAACTTCTGAATGGAAAGCGGGGCGTTTTGGGCCGAGGGCTCAGTCGGCATTCTTCAACAGGCTTCCCGAAGCAGTCACAGCAGCGGCCAAGCCGGGAATGACACGGCCAGGGCTCTCCACCGCGGCACGAAAAGCCTCAAACGTCGCAACTGGCAATACGGACAAAGACAAGCGCTGCTCGACTTCCTGCGCACGCAAAAGGGCTGCTTGGCGGATAAAATCTGCTTCTTGCAATCCAACAGCCGCAGCCGCAGCTTTGATACGTTCTTCATCCGCACGGTGCAGACGCAGCTCCTTGCGTGCTTCCATTTTGCCCGACGTCGGTGGGATCTGATCGATTGAAAACATGGCTATTCTCCTTTGTCCAATTATGTACGGTTTAGAGCCGTACATGTCAATAATCGTCACCGCTGTGTTCGCTTGAAACCGAGTTCTGACGACGGAGGTCGACACCCCATCGCTGTTGGCATATATTGCCAACGACATAAGGAGGCGCACATGGCCACGCGAAACGTTGTACTTACCGACCAGCAATCCGACCTTGTCGACCGGCTCGTCGCATCGGGACGCTACCAGAATGCCTCCGAGGCGCTGCGGGCGGGACTGCGGCTGCTCGAGCGAGAGGAAAGCGAGCTGAGCGCTTTGCGCGACCAGCTGAGCAAAGGTCTCAATGACGCCCGCCGAGGTGATTTTGCCGAAGGCTCGGGCGAGGACGCCATCCGTCGAGCCTTCTCGAGTGCCAGAAAAGCGTCCTGATGTCGAAGCCATGGCGGCTTACGCAGACTGCGGAAGCCTCGCTGATCGACGTCGCGCGCTGGACGGTTGAAACCTTCGGGCCACGACAGGCCGATGAGTATGAAGAGGATCTGATTGCGACATGCCGTGACATCGCGGCTGGTACAGCCCTGTCACAGGATTGCCGCCGTCTGATCGATCCGGACCTCGTTGAGGATCTACGTTTTTCGCGCTCCGGCCAGAATTTCATCGTGTTCGTCGCGGATGTGGATCAGGTGATCATAATCGATTTCCTGCACAGCCGGTCCGACCTGCCGGGAAAGCTGGCAGCGTTGCAGGGCCCAAGACCTGAACGCAACCGTTGAGACCTTCGGGTCCAATACGACCCGGAGCCAACCTATGCCCACCTCCCGAGAAACCATCCTAACCGCTCTAGCGGACCTGTTGCGCACGGCACCCCATGTTTTGGTGTTGCGCGGCGAAGTCCTGCCAGAGCGCATCCCACCTGCAGGCCTGCTGATCCTGCGCGATGGCGATCCCGGCGATCCTGCCGTGACGCTGTCGCCGCTAACGTATCATTACCAGCATCGCAGCGAGCTTGAAGTCATCGTTCAAGGCGCGAACCGCGACACGGGTTTCGCTGCACTTTGCGGCCAGATCGGCGCGGTGATCCGTGCTGACCGCACTCTCGGTGGACACTGCGACTGGATTGAGGCGGAAGCGCCACAGCCGGTGGATTTACCTGTTGAGGGTGCGGCCAGCCTGAAGGCCGCGATCATCCCGGTCATCCTGCATTATTCAACGTCAGACCCGCTGGTCTGACCCACCCCACAGTTTGAGGAGAACACCATGGCACGAGCCCAAGGGGTGCGGGCGCAGATGGCGCTCGCGTTCGAATCCGTCTACGGCACCTCGCCCGCGACTGGCTACGTCAAGATACCCTTCGCCAGTGCCACACTTGGCGCAGAACAACCGCTGCTCAACTCGGAACTTCTGGGCTACGGGCGGGATCCGCTTGCGCCAATCAAGGACGCCCTGACCGCTGATGGCAACGTGGTGGTTCCCATCGATGCCCGCGCGTTCGGCTATTGGCTGAAGGCCACCTTCGGCGATCCCATCACAACAGGCGCTGCAGCACCCTACAGCCACGAGTTTCGCTCAGGCAACTGGACGCTGCCAAGCCTCTCAATCGAGATCGCCATGCCGGAGATCCCGCGTTTTGCGATCTATGCGGGCTGCGTGGCGGATCAGCTGTCGTGGCAGATGACGCGCTCGGGGCTTTTGACGGCCTCGGTGTCCATGGTCGCGCAGGGTGAGACTGTTGAGACCACCACCAGTGTTGGAACGC